TTGACACTGTTCGTTATTCTGTTGGGCAACCAATGGGAGCCTTATCTAGTTGAGCAATGTTAGCGATCACACATCATGTGATTGTTAAAGTTGCTGCGATTAGAAAGGGTATTATGAACTTTTCGGATTATTGTATCCTTGGTGATGACGTTGTTATTGCTAACGACGACGTCGCCGAGGAATACAGAGCTCTTATGAGTTGTCTAGGCCTTGAAATCAATTTGCAGAAATCTGTTAATAGTAAAATATTTACAGAATTCGCGAAACGACTTCAAGGTCCAAGCATAGACTTTTCACCTTTGGGTGCAGGACTTGTCCTGCAGACTCTAAGGTCGACTGCCTATTGTGTTAGATTTCCATTTGAGTTATTTGAAAAGGGATTGATATCCCTTAATAGTATCGGAGAACGATTATCCTCTGCTCCTAAGTTCTTTAGGAAAAGAGTTAATTTAGTTCTCTGGAGTACTATTTTAGGTACATATATATCTCAGTTTTGTAGAGGTAGTGCGCTTAACCCTGTTGTTACAGGGATTTCGCCAACACCTCTTGAGACATTTATGTTTAATTCTTACATAGATAGATTCTTCATGCCAGTTCTGAATGAACTGCGTGATGAATTTACCCTTAGCAAGAAGAAGTTAAGATACGAATCAATAGTGTTCTTCTCTGGAATCTGGTTTACTAACGTAACCAGATCTGGGTATCACTCTGTTCCCGGATTCCTAAATTTCTTAAATCTAGGTTTTTGGTCTCTCTTAGGTAAATACCTTTGAGGGATCATCGACTTATTCGAGTTGCATTGTAAAGTGTATCTCTATTCGAAATTTGACGCAAGTCATTTTCAGAGAGATCACTTTGCTTTGCTTCCGGATCTATTGAATGCATTGGACATTAAGTCCGTTGCTTCTATAGAATGAGGAAAGAAGGCTAAGGTTAGGGATATGACAAAGACGATGGCTCGTATTGTTAAGATGGCAGACATGCCTCTTAAGAATATTCACCAGATCTATGTCAACCATAACATGTCACCCTCTGCAAAGTTCAAATTGCAGCAGGAAGCAGCCGTCCGTAGAGCCTTAAGGTTTATGCCTTAATTGAGCG